GCTCGGCTAATAGAAACACCTGACCACTTAGATAGCATCATCGACTTGGCGGCTTACACCGCTATTTATGGGGAAATCAATGATAGTGAAAAATAACTTAGTGCTTGTGCCAACAAGAGGCAGGCCAAAGAATTCAGTTGAAGTCTTGCAAGCACACAGAGAGTTCTCTTGTCGCTCTGACTTGATGTTTGTTGTGGACAAAGATGATGAAGAGATTGTCAACTATCGAAGTTCAGTTGGCGTTGAATACATCCTAGAAATCGAAAACACCACACGGGGGATGGCTTATCCTGTCAATGTCGCTGCCAAGAAATATGCAAATGAATATGAGTTCTTCACCTTCATTGGCGATGACCATAGATTCAGAACACCTGATTGGGATATTGCCTTGATGAAAGCGATAGGCAGCGCCCCTGGCGTTTCCTATGGCAATGACCTTTTGCAAGGTGAGAACTTGCCAACTGCGGTGATGATGTCAAAAGCCATTGTCAGCGCCCTTGGCGGGATGGTGCCACCGAAACTTCGCCATCTCTACCTTGACAACTTTTGGAAGAAGATAGGTCAAGACCTTGGCAACCTTGTTTATCTGCCTGAAGTCATCATTGAGCATTGCCATCCATTAGCAGGCAAAGCCGAGTGGGATGAAGGCTATCGCTCTGTCAATGCCCGTGAAATGTATTCATTCGATGCCTTGGCCTATGACTTTTACATCAAGAGCGAGGACTATCAAGTCCTGTTGCGAGATTTATTGAAATGAGAGCAATTGCCTTTTCCTTATATGGCAATAATCCGCGCTACACCATCGGAGCTATCAAGAACGCAATTCTTGGCTCGCGTTATTTTCCATTTGAGGATGGCTTCCGTTTAGTCTTTTATGTGGGCGAAAGCGTTGATGAATGGGTCATAAGCACTTTGAATCTTGTCAAAGGCGTGAAGATTGTAAGGATGAGTGAGGTAGAAAATAACACCGCAAGGCTTTGGCGTTATCTTGCTTTTGCTGACCCGCAATTTGAAGTGGTCATCTGCCGTGATGCTGATGCTCGTTTGTCTTTTCGTGACAGAATAGCCCACGAAGAATGGGAGCAATCAGGTCTTGATTATCACATCATCAAAGACCATCCTTCAGGTCATAATTACTCAATAAGCGCAGGAATGTTTGCCGGCAAGACTTACAAGTTGCGGGATATGGAAGCGCTTATTGCCGACAATAACCCTGGCGACTTTTACACCACAGACCAAGCATTTCTTGCAACTATTATCTATCCAAGGGTCAAGGATTCAGTCCTAATTCACGATCCGTTCTACAACACCGCTATTCAGGGCAAGTCAATAAGAACAGGCATTGCCTTTGATGCGCCAACTAAACTTTCCCACATTGGCGCAGCTCTTGATGAGAATGACCGCTTCATCTTTAGGATTGACCGCGATGCTCAATTGGCAGAAGCCAACACTGAGAAATACAAATACGAGAGCGACAGGTGGGGGAAATGAAAATCCTGATTACAGGCGATGCAGGCTTTGTTGGCACTAATTTCAAGAAGCATTTAGATTCTAAGCGCAACTCCATCACAGGCATCGACATCAAGAACGGGCGAGATGTCAGAGATTTCTTTGCCAAAGATGACACAAAATTTGATGTGGTGATTCACTTGGCAGCTATTGTCGGCGGGCGAGCAACCATTGAGGGCAACCCACTGAGCGTTGCTGCTGATTTAGCTATTGATGCAGACCTCTTCCAATGGGCTTTGCGAACGCGCCCTGGACACATTGTCTATTTTTCATCAAGTGCTGCTTATCCTATTTATCTGCAAAAACTAGAATATAAGCAGAGCCTCAAAGAGTTCGACATCAACCTTGAGCATATCCGCACCCCTGACTTGACCTATGGTTGGTCAAAGTTATCAGGCGAGATGCTCGCTTCTTATGCTCGCAATGAGGGCCTGAAAGTCACAGTGTTGCGACCATTTAGTGGCTATGGAAGCGATCAGAGCCTTGACTATCCATTCCCATCTTTTATCAAGCGAGGCAAAGAGAAGGCAACACCTTTTGATGTTTGGGGTCGTGGAACGCAGGTGCGCGACTTCATCCACATTGAGGATGTCGTCAAAGCAACCTTTGAGGCAATCACAAATGATGTCAAAGTTGCCAATTTGTGTTCAGGTCGCCCAACTTCATTCATTCAATTGGCAGAGATGGTGATGTTGCAAGCGGGTTATTTGGCTCAAATAAGAACCAACCCGAAGGCACCTGTTGGGGTTGCCTATCGGGTCGGAAATCCTGCTCGGATGCTTGAGTTCTATCAGCCAAAGATTTCTTTGGAAGAAGGCATCGCTCGCGCCTTAGCAAGTGACTAGAACTGTTGCTCCATTTTCTTGATTCTGCGGTTGATGTATTTAGGCCCAAGCCAATCCATAAACCATTGAGGGAAGATGACCGCACTTGGTTGTCGTTTTGGCATAAATAGAATCATCAGAAGCGGAATCCAAAAGCCATAAAAGGCTGAGAATAAAGTCCAAATGATGATGCTTCTACCAATGGCAAAGGCGTAGAACGCGGTGAAGAATACGATGAGCAAATCCCATCCATTCATTTAGCACCATCCCATCACAGGGGCAGGCTCAATGTCTTTGACAACTTCATAGAACTTGCCATTTTCGTGAAGTGATCCTGCGGTGACTACATATCCATTGAACTTAATATCAACGCCATCGCGCAATTTGCCAGGATATGTGGGCGCAGTAGCTTGATAGTAGAGATGCAGACCATCGCCTGTTTCTACTGTGAATGTGTTGGTATCTAAGCCTTCAGTTGTTCCGCCATTGCGATAGTCAACATCAAAGACAACAAGACCTGATGGCGCACAAGCAATGGCAATGTTTAGAAGCGGTGACTTGCTAAACCATTTATTGACAATCTTTGGGTTGTTGCTCGCTGACTTATAGCCTTGCTTTGCTATTGGAAAGAATGGCGTTTTCTGTTGAGGGTAGCAAGGCATCACATACCAACCGCGTTCGGCAAAGGCAGTTGCAATTTCGGCAGTTGTCATTTGACGAACTCCTTTAAGAAGTCATTGATGGCTTCTGAAACTGTCTTGCCTTCTGACTTTGCCTTTGCCTGCGCCCTTCGCCACAACTGCTCTGAAACTCTAATCGAGCGAATCTTTTTCATTATGCACCAGCTTCACATCTGCAAAATACATTTTCGTTTTCTAAGCAATAGCAGTCATAACCTGCCCTTATGTAATTGCAACGCTCCAAGTGATATGGCATTCCTGATTTATATGTTGCTTTGTCACATTTATTGCAAAAAACTAATTTCGTTTCCATTTCTTCCGTTCCTTGGAGCTACTACCTTTCACTCCAATACTCCAAGTTCATCAGATGTGCGCTCATTTGTCCATACGCTACTAATAGACACCCTCGGCGTGTCGGACTAGGATGTCAGCCCTTCCCCTCATACTTAGGGCAACACGAAAGGGGAATTATGCAATACGCACTATTCGGCGGTCTAATGGCCGTTTTAGGGCTTCTGTGGGCTATTTTAGCCCTCCACGATGACCCATTGAGAGAAGGTATCAGACAGGCGCAGGCGTGGTCTAAAAGCCAAAACAGGCTCAGCAAGGTGCTTTCTGAATGAACCTATTTTCAGTCCACAACGCCTCTGATGGCTCATTTGTTGTCTATTTAGAAGAACAGGATGCCAACCTAGACCTCTTGGAAGATGTCGTAGGTCAGGTGCCTTTGTTGGCTTTATCTCGCTTGGCAGAGCATTCTCGCCTAGAAGTTATCAATCAACCTGAAGCTGCAAGGCTTCTTGACAAGGTGCGCCAGCAATTGCCTGATGTCACAGTCAAGGTTGCGCAAATAAATGAGGATGAGGCGTTGGCCTTGGCCGAGGCTCTTATCGATTCAGTAAAGTTTGCCCGCGCCATTGCCGGTCGCCCGATGAAACTTGAGTTGGTCAAATAATGGCTAACCCCAATGGTCGCAAAGGCGCTGCATTTGAAATTGGAGTTCTCAAGTGGTTGCGATCTCGCGGTGTCAATGCAGAGCGTTTGCGATTATCGGGTAGCAGAGATGAAGGCGACATCGTTGCCATTATCGCAGGCAAGAGCTATGTCCTTGAATTAAAGAATCGCAAATCCATCTCATTGCCAACCTTTTGGGATGAGGCTGTGGCTGAAGCGAAGAACTTTGCTAAGGCGCGGGGCCTGAGCCAAACCCCACCGGCATTTGTTGTTGTGAAGAGAAGAAACTCATCAATTGAGAAAGCCTTTGTGATTCAAGACTTTGAGTCTTGGTTAGGTGAAAGGCAATAGTGAATGCTCTCCAACACTTCTATCCTGCGCTCCCACTTCTTCCCGAAGCGAGTTGCAAAGGCATTATCAACCCAAACTTATTTTTTCCTGAATCAAAAGAACAAGAGGCAAAGTGCCTCCCAATCGTGCGCACAATTTGCGCAGGTTGTCCTGAACGAAAGGAGTGCTTGGACTACGCGCTCAAGGAGCAGATACCTCACGGAATTTGGGCAGGCACCACGCCTGCACAGCGAGGATTTGGGCAAGGATTTAAGAATAGGAAAACAGGGCGAGTCAATCGCGCTAGTGCCATCCGATCC